GTTGGCGTCGGTGTGATGCCACATAATCCATTATCTGTAATTGTTCCAGACCCTGAAATTAAATTCACTGAACCTATACAAGCACATATATTCTGTGTAATAGTAGAACCTAAAAACTGACTTTGTGGATTTCCATCACAATCAATCCACGAAAAAGTCCCACCGAAACTGGTTCCTAATAAAGTATAACTTTCACAAACGCAAGGAGTAGGTGAAGGTGAAGGTGAAGGTGTTATTGTTTGAGTATTAGTTGGTGTTGATGTATTTGTTGCGGTAGGTGTTGATGTATTTGTTGCGGTAGGTGTTTTAGTTTGAGTAGGGGTTTGAGTAGGTGTGGGACATTGACCACATATACAAATATTAGGTATTGAATTATAATTTGGAAAAGAATATGAACTTCCAACATTGGTAGAACCGAAATCTCCCACCCCTTGACTCCAATTTATTCCGTCTGCAGAATAATAAGGTTTATACAGTAAAGAAACATTATCAAAAGCATACGCCATAAACAAACCTAATGGTGAGTTATAAGTCACAGTATTAACTGATGTTGGTGTTGTTCCACTCACAAAACCAGTAACTCCACTATTACTCCAATTTATTCCATCATAAGAATAAAGAATAGGTTGATTCGTCTGACCTCCTCCACCTCTTGCACTTCCAGCAACCCATATAGTTCCATTCCAAGCGAATTCGTTAGTATTTCTTGGGGAGTTGCCTAAAGCCCAATTAAGACCATCGTAAGAATATGATGTAAATGAATTTCCAGCAGTTCCAACATAGATTGAACCATTCCAACCAATAGTCACAATACTAAAAATACCACTATTTGATGTAATTGCTGACCAAGTTAATCCATCTGTTGATGTTAGTATTGTTGTATTGGTAGGAGTTCCTGCACTTGATACACCACCTAATAACCAACTTGAACCATTCCAAACTAAACTATTTGCTCTACTATTATTTATTGATGATAAATTATTTGATGCTGTCCAAGTTAGTAAATCAAAAGATTTCCAAACCTCTCCTCTTACAGATGGAGTTGTTCCCGAAACTAATCCAGATGCTAAATAATACGAACCATTCCATTTTATATCATTTATAAATAATGCTCCTATTGTATTTAATGTATTTGATGAATACCAAAATACACCATCAAAAGAATAAGTTAAAAAAGGTTTTGTTGCTGAAAGAATATTACTACCAACAGAAACAAACTTATTTCCATCATTGATTATTGAATTAGAACCCGCTGTTCCCGACAACGCAAACACTCCTGTTGTATTTGACCAATTTACACCATCATAAGAATATTTCATCGCATTTTGAGTTTCGTTAGATTGAGAACCCATTAGATTTATTATCTGTTGATTACAAGTTGGGGTGATAGTTGGTGTTGGCGTTGCGGTATTAGTAGGCGTTTGTGTATTAGTAGGTGTTTGTGTAGTGGTTGGGGTTTGCGTAGGGGTAGGTGTAGGATTATCAAAACAAGGACCCATAATTGTTGGGTTCTCGCAAGTAATAATAGGCTCGTCATCTCTCATACAAATATCATCACCAAAATTTAATGTAAAGGCGCCGACAATTCCTTCACAAGTTGTTCCTGAAACATAAACGCTTCCACCAAATTCACTGGTGTTTTGATATTCTATACAATTACTCATAACTATAAATATAATTTTTTAACAAGCACATATTGGTCCTTGGACTAATGGCGGTCCATAAAATCTTAATATTGTTCCATCAACAGCGCAAATGGTTTCATCTTCCTGAACAAAAGTATCATATTGGAACTCACCGCAACAATCTTGATATTGACCATACCAAACCTCAAAACTTCTATTTCTCCATTCAGTGCAATTATAAGCAGGTGGTGGTGTTTCACTCGGAGTAGGTGTAGGTGGTGGTGTTTCGGTTGCTGTAGGGGTTAAACCAATAGTCACAGAAGGGGTTGGTGTAGATGTGTTTGTAGGTGTAATAGTTGGAGTCACATTTGCTGTAGGTGTAGGCGAAGCGAAAGGAGTAGGGGTAGGTGTTGGTGATAAACCAGGTGTGTTAGATGGTGTTGGTGATGGCTCTGGTGTTTCTTGAACCACAATAAATGCTGTCCTTCCTTCACAACCACAATCAATAAATACCTCAACTAAATTATCCGTATAACCTGATGAGATATAATAATGTTGATAATCATTTAATGGATTATATGACCCGATTTTTACCTGATAACAACCGAGGTAATCCAAATCATCATTAAATAATTTAACATACCTATCAGCATAGGCATATAAATTATAATTTATATCACTATTGGAATATAATGTTGTTCCACTATCACAAGGTAATAAATCATAATAAAGTATTCTATGACCCTCATATTCCTTAGTTAGTTTTATCAATTCAATATCACATATACTCGGCTCCAACATATTAAAGTTGGATATTTTATTTATACGGAAATAGTTATTATCAATCAAAATTTTTTCATTAAACCTCAATTGTTTTATTTCATTTGGATATAAATAAATCTTTGCTGACATTATTTTACTTTCCGCACTTGTTAAATCATCAATATAATCTTTATAATAAACATCATATAAATCATCAGCGACAAATTGATATTCTGGTGGTTGTATTGTTGTGACATCTTCACCCCTAAAATTACAATAATGACTAAATCCATTATAGTTAATAGGGTAAGTATCAAATCTATTATTCACTTGGAACCTATCCATTACATTTGTAAATCCAAAACTCCTCATATAATAATTTTGATAAGGACTTGACCCACTGGTTCCAACAAAACCATAATTATCATTAGGTAAAACAGGTCCTCTAAATATCAATCTTGGTAATATTCTAAAAGGTAAAAAGTTTTGTTGGACAACACCATTATTATCCTTTGTGGTTATTTTGGAAAACGAAGGTAGGGTAAGCATATTTTCGTAAGATGAATTGATAGTAATATCAATTGGACTTGAAAACATAGTATTAAAACTTGTTGTGGCATCTTTATAATCAACACCCAACTTGAATTTATCAGTTCCAAATACTTGGTTCGCTGCTGACTTAAAGTTTTGGTTTGCGTAATCTTGGTCTAATTGGAAATTAAAATCTAATGTTCCATTTATTAAACTTGTTGTAGGCTGAATGTTTATTGGTTGCGACCTATCAATTTTAGTTGTCCAATCTAATACTTCACCTTTACCAATATAATCTATAATAGGTTCTACTATAAGTTGTTTTGGGTAATCAGGGTCAGCGACCATAACAAGGTTGAAGTATCTATTTACACTACTTATGAAATCAATTTGTTTGTAGTCATTTTGTGGAAATTCCTCACCATAATTTATTGTTGAACCTGAAATTAAAAATCTTGGTGATACGGTAATCTCCAACTTGAAATCTACTATATCAACATCTACTCCCTTAAAATAAAACCCTAAATTACTTGATGTTCCTGTGACGTTAAATTGTCTCTCAAAAGAAACTAATAATGGTTGCCCCAACATATTTACATCATTACGGAGTTGAACATCTGTTGTTCCATCAGTAAAGAATAAACTGGCTGTAGGAAAATACGCATAACTAAAATTACAAGTTCCATAAGGATTTATACCATCAACAACTACTGGTGATGGGGGACAAGTAATATTTCCTGATTGGTAATTACCTAATTCATCTGTGTAATAATAATCACAAGTGGTAGGACAAATACTATTAAAAAAAGTTATTTGTGTGACTGGCGATGGGTCAATTTGATAAACGAACTTGATTGTATAAAGACCAGTATATTCTAATGGTATAGTAAAATAAGTTGTTGTTGCTGAAAGGTTTAAGTTATTACAAGTTTGGTCAAAAGAAGGGTCAAGGTATTCTTCTATTGTATCATCGTATAGGTTTGTTATTGGAACATTATAACTAAAACATAATGGAACAGCGTTTCTGGCATAAATCGTTTCGTCCAAAAACTTTAATGGCATATAAAATCTCTCAAAGTAATTCGTATCAAAAAATTCACTACTTATTTTATACCCCGCCTCATTACATATTTGAGTGTATAATTCTTTAATCTGTAATGTTGGTTTATAATAATAATCATTTACAGGTGTTAATGGAAAATCAAAATTACCCCTCACAGGTGTATATGTTCCTGCTGAAAAAGGTGAAAACTGAACCAAGGCACTAACATTTGTATCAACACTATTACCTGATATGTAAGAATAACCAATGTTATAAAGACCCCACATAGTTTTACCATTTTGGTAAGAGTAGTTTGTGTTTCCTGTTATTGGAAATAAATTATAATCAATATTACTTTCTAATATAACATCGGAGGAATAAGGGTGTGATAAATTGGTTAAATCTAAATCAAGTAAAAACTTATCTCCTATATTCGCCGCTAAATCTCCTACCTGATTATAAAAAGTTATGTTATAAATAATTTCATCTTTATCAATAGTCACATTATTCAACCTTATATTACCTTGTAATATCTCATACCCATCCCAACTTAAAATTGTCTCAAACTTATTGTTGGGATTAAAATCTAATGGTAGCGCACTAACATTATAATAATAATTGAATATATCATTATTGTTTTTTGTGCCAGGTAAATTAAATGATTGTGAAAAAGCACTATTTTTTTGAGTAATGTCTTGTAGTTCCGCAAAAGAAAATTCCATAAGGACTGGTTCATCTTCGTAGATGTCCAAAAACTTATGTATTCCTTCTATTGTTGTTCTTATTCTTAAACTCATATATTAGTATGGTAAATCGTATGGTCTGTATGGTGTTTGTTTAACCTCCAAAGTATATTGGAATAATCTTTGATATTTCTGTTCAAACACTTTAACCTCTCTATCTTGTATAACACAAGGAATAAGGAAAGGAAATATTTGTGTCTGTGTAAAACCCCCACACTCGTTTTGTTGCGGTGTATAATTATCCATAATCATATAAAGATAAGGGGACAATAATAAATCCTCAACAATTTCTCTATCATTTTGATTTAGGAATCCTGTGTCAAAAGTTGCCACCTCCTCTGCTTGTCCGTAATAAACACTTTGACTCGCATCGTATGATTGTCTATTCCAAACTTTGGAATTTAATGTTTTATAAGATGAATATGTTTTTCTTTTTGGTAAAAAAGATTTGGTATTCTTTTTTGTAAATGTGTATGTGTCCCATACTCCTTGTCTGTTTAAGAATAAAAAATTAAAGGGGTCGTTGAAACATTCTTGACCTACCATTTTATACTGGACTATTTCACTCACTTTACTTGCACCTGTTGGGTCACAAGTTCCCGATGAAAGAAAAATAGCAACATCGCTTTGTTCCAAATAATTAGGATTTTGTTTATAAATTCCGTATGCGATTCTTTGACCTAAATAAGAATAATAAGGTGCCCCTGATGTAAATGATATAGGATAATTTAATGCTGTATCATAATTCATTTGTCCGTTGCCTTGTGATTTTAATAAGTAAGTAATTGAATCCACAACATTTGAGTTATTATACAATGGGTTTTCACTATACATAAAAGGAATAACAATAGGACAATTATAGTAATGTGTTCTAAATCTTGTTTGATTTACCGAACCACCGAACGCAGTCATAGGGATTGTTTCCTTTCCAAATGTTGCCATAAATAAACCATCAAGGTTGAAAGGTGCCACACCAGTATTCATAGCATAGTCATAAACTTTTGTATTATGATAATTAAATTCAGGATTGGTTGTATAATATGGATTGAATGCGGGGTTATTGGAATACCCAACGATTTTATTATCCTGAACGCCAGGATAAATCATAATTCCGTATGGTTGTGTTGCGGCACTTGCGGGGTTTATAGTTTGACCTGTCCAACCTGAATAAACATTATAATTTGTTTCATCAATAATAAGAGTAGATGTATCACCAGAGGTAAATTGAACCCCGTAGATTAAACGATATTCGTTGATGTGGTATATTTCCCCATAACCATCATTGACCCCGTTAAACCCGTTAGAAAAGGCTATTGTGGATGGTCTCGCATTATTGATTGTTGCTTGGTTGGTATTACCTGTTGTGGTAAAACCTGTGTCCAACATTACTTGTGTTAAATAATTTGATGTTTGAGCCGATGGTCCTGCTGGATTATAAACCATTGTAGAGTTTCTTGGGTTTGGTTGTGTGAAATTACGGACGATAGTTTCAACATTAAAAATACAATTACCAAATTCATTTACAGGTATAAGTAATCTTGCTTTTTTTCCTGACCCTTCGTTGCCTTGTTGGTCATTACTATAAGGGTTGGCATAAACATCAACAACTAATCTTATATCCGTATATGCCGAGTAATCATTCAAGGAAACATTCCAAGTATGGTCGCTATGACTTTCACAGACATCAAGTGGTTTTTGTATTATCGTTAGTTCTAAACTCATTTTAAGGTTCTTTTAATATATTATCCATTAGGTTTTCCACATCATTACCTATCGCAACACCTAATTCAGTCAGTTTAACAGCGATATATGGTGGTGGGTTCTCAAATAATTTTTCTAATTTATCTTGTGTTTTATCATAAAACCCTGCAGGTGCTATTCCATATCTAAATATATTTTTTCTTATTGCCAACGCAACACCTAATTTAGGTATGAATTTACCTTTCTTGTTTTTTGGTCTTATATTTCTTAAAGTCATCCACCCTAATAATGCTTGTATAAAAGGAGATGTTCCACCATTACCGCTTCCCACACCTTTTGTTTTACCATACTTTTTACTCGGTTTTATTCCACGATTTACAAGTTCAAAATAATCATTATAAATAAGTTTTAATGCGGGTTGTCCGTCAGCCTGAAAAACTTGATACGCTAAACTATTGTAAAGTGCCCCCGATGCGTATTTATCACCAACACCTTTTGGTTGATTTGGTTTTGATTCCAAACCATAACCAGGAGCATAAGGGTATTGTTTTTTCTTGATTTCATTTTTCATTCTCTCAATAAACAATTTACCCAATTGTTTTAATGCTGACTCTGTAATCGCTAATCTCATTACTAAATTATATTTCTTGAAATTGATTTTTATAAAATAACCCAAGTGTTATTCCTTGAGACCAAGAAGCAGCGTTGGTAGTATAATCAAATGTAGTTGGGAACGCGTCAGCATAGGTTCTATTTGTATAATATTGTGCTTGGTATGGTTGAGACTGATTTAAGGTATAAACGGGTGCCGTATCTACTCTCCAAGTTGAAGGACCACCTTGTTGGGTGCTCCATCTTCCTGTGGTTAGTTGAATAGTGGAGTTTTGACCTGCTAATCTTAAATTCGCGGTAGCACCTATTTTTATCATTATAAAATATACCCCTGTGTATGGAACAATGAAGGGGGTTGTAAAATCTAAACTTTTAAGACCACCAACAGAACAATTTATTTCACCAATTTCAGTCACAAGTTGCCCTGGTGCGAAAGATTGAATACCATTTGAAGTCCAATTACCAGTTCTAATTACTGGTTGGTATAACGCAATTTTAGCGTTAGTAGTTGCCCCTGACCTCACCCAAAAGGTAATACCTCTAAACATTTCCCCCTTGTATAAATAAAATGGAACAGGATAAACATTTGAGTCAGTTGCTGCGGATAATCCAGTGGGGTTTGTATCTATAACTTGACTTGCTGATGATAAGAAAAATCCTGTTGTTCCCGTATTACCATAATCCGCTGCTGTAGTTGCTGAATAAGTTGGTGGAGTCCATCTACCAGGATACTCAAAAATATCATTATAAGTATCTGCGGAAAAATTATTTGAGAATAACCCATCTTGTTTTATTTGTGCCCCTGTATTATTACCTAAACCATCTTGGATATTTTGATAAGATGATGTTATGCCAGTTGTGCTGTCTTGAAGGTTTAATAAACCATCGTATGTGTTTTGGATTGCTTGTCCTGTTAAATTAGACATATTATTTTATATTTTTTTTTAATTTATTACTTGATTAGTTCTACAAACAGAAATACCTGGCGGTAATTCTATTATATTCTCTACTTGTTGTGGTGTTAGACAATTTGTAAGTTGTTCAGTATCTACTTTAACAACATAACCCCAAAATTGTGTATAGGCACTTGAAGAATCCAATGAACACATCGCGGTCGGAGTGTCCCAAGTTATGGTTTCGTCAGCAGGTAATCCCAAACAATCGTTTATTTGATTAACCAAATCTGTTGCCTGTTGTATTTCTCGTTCTGTATATTTAATAAATCCTTTCATATTAAGTTATTCCCCATTTAACTTTTAAGTAGTTTGTTAGGTTCGTTTGTTGTGTTGATGTAAGTTCTTTATCAAACATTATAATCTCACCTATTTCACCATTTATTGATGACCCAAACTCTTCGTTATTTATTATTCTAAATACTGGACTATTTGGTATTGCTCCTGGCCACCCTGTCGTAGTATTAGTATTAGATACGATAGTTTCAGTTTGTGGTAAATTATTTACATTAAAATAATTCACAATAGTTAAGGCTGAATTACTCATATAACCTTGCGCTATGTGTGTTGTATTGAAATCTGTATAACCATCAAACCCTCTCCTATATTCATTTGCCCCTTCAATCTTGTAGTTAGCGTATCTTGATAATTGTCTTTGTGCGTAAAGGTTAGACCAAGAGTTAGCCCCACCAAATGTTCCGTTTTGTTGTAATGGAGCAAATGGACTTGTTCCACCAAATTTTAATACTATAAAAGTATTCCAAGTTGAACCAGTTAGGATAGTTTCGCTCTGTAAAAAATCATTTGATATTGTCACAGCACTCATACCTGTCCCCATCGTTGAAGCAGACCAACTTGGTTGGTTAGCCGCTGTTGTTTGTGAGAACCCTGTGAATGCTGTCCAATTACCCAAATTAGATACTGATGTAATATATTGTCCTGACCTTAAAGTTAAAGTAGATGTATTATTAAAATCTATCCAAATCATTGGATTAAGACTTGATGGACTTATTGGTGTTGCGCTCGGGGTTGGTGTATTTGTTTGTGTTAATGAAACCGTAGGTGTATTTGTTGGGGTTTGCGTTGGTGATGATGTATTAGTAGGTGTAGGAATTGGGAAACAACTATTCCATAAATTCGTATTACTATCCCAATTCGCAATAGTTTCATTCCATATACAAGATGCTGGTGTTTGTGTAGGGGTTGCGGTTAAAGTGGTAGTAGGTGTTTGTGTTTGTGTAGGGGTTTGTGTAGGGGTAGGCGTATTTGTTTGAGTTGATGTTAAAGTAGTTGTGGTTGTAGGGGTTTGTGTATTTGTTGGGGTATTAGTTTGTGTAGGTGTTATGCTCGGAGTAGGTGTGTTAGTATTAGTTGGGGTAGGTGTAGGTGTTGCGGTGGTTGTTGGAGTCACAAATGGTCTAAATGCCGCATTACATCTATCAAGTGGAGACATTACTTTAATCTTTAATATCGCATTCCACCCACCACATAAATCACTATACCTTTCTAAAAACGGAATCATCTCAATTGTTTCATCAAGATAATATTTGGAATTAAAACACCCTAAACTTTCTGTGACTGATAATCTAAATTGTGATATAATATCATCTAATATTTGGTTGGTGTCGCTTAATACATCAACTTGGTTGGCTAAATCCCTATCTATTATATCCATCACAATACAATTAAATTCATATTCCATATACGACGAACCATTTTGTTCTATCCTTTGTTCTGCGTTGGAAGGGACAACATATAGTAATGGAAAAAACGGACTCTCAAATGTAGGGTTGCTTTGTTTTAATCTACTCTCCGTCCAATAAGATAAATCCTCATAGTTTCCAAAACCAAATGAATTTAATTGTTTGTGATAATCAGCCAATAATCTAAAATCATCGTGGAATGTCTTAAAGTTTATTGTGTCGTGATATATTGTTGTTCCTGTAAAGGTATTAAAGGCTGCGGCGCATCTATCAAGTGGTGTTGTGGTGTTTATTTTCATTATCCCGTTCCATCCATTATTCAAGTCGCTATACTCCTCAAAGAACGGAACAAATACCACCGTATCATCAACATAATAATTAAGGTTAAAATTACCATACTTATCACACACCGATAATCTATATTGACTGACCACATCTTGAACCATTTGTAGTGTATCACTAAACACATCCACTTGGTTTGTTAAATCCCTATCCACAATATCCAACATAACACAATTAAATTCCCACTTTTTATATTGTATATTGTTTTCACATCTACCAGGAACAATGTATAGTAATGGAAATATAGGAGACTCAAAAGTGTTATTAGGTTCTTGGTCTCTAATTTGTGTCCAATAACTCAATTGGTCTGTATCACCTAAACCATACGAATTGATTTGTTTGTGATGCTCCACCATATATTGTAGGTCATCCGCAATATTCTTAAAATTGATGTATAAAGGATTACTCATTTAATTTTATTAGTTTTTCTTTTTCTTGAGCAAGGTCTTTAAGGTAAGATAAATGATTGAGACACTGATAAAGGGATAAATTAGAAACGTAATCAAAGTCCCTAACTTTATCTTGGCATAATGTGCTGACTGCTGAATACCAGCCCCAATGAGCCTGAAAACTATTTTTAGTTTCATTATCGTCCATAGCAACCTGCTCTGGGAATAAAGCGTGGTAATCTCTGCGGATAGTTTTGCTGAACTCAACAAAAAAAAAACAGAGCCTTCAAGGTATTTAATCGGTAAATCCTCAAAATCTTTTATTCTTTTTTTAATTTTTGTTTCCCCATATTTTTTTCCCTTCTCTGTGTAGAGGTATGCCGCTAATTCATTTAAGTTTTGTGCTCTGTATGTTTCGTCTTTTGTAAGGAAGGTGTCTATGTCTATAAATTGACCAAAGGTTAAATCACCAATATCTAAAAATTCATATTCAACCCCATTATGTATAAATTCTTTAACGACCTTTTTATCTTGTTGGTTTAAGAAACTTGATACTTGTTTCCCTGCTACAAGAATTTCAGCGGGGTCAGCCGATAGTATTTCTTCTTGTGTAAGTCCTGTGCTTATTTCTAATATTTTAACAAACATTTCTTGTTCGTCTAATATACCCTGTAATTTCATCACATCAGCCCAAACTTTAATGGTTGGTTCTTTGATGGGATATTTCTTTCCTTTGTGTTCTATGAACTGCGTCGTCATATCTATAAATATATTTTTTTGTTTATCACCCTTTAATAAATATAAACCCCTGTGTTTCTGCCTATTTTCATTTCAAGGACATACCTTATACCATCTATTAAGTGATTATCACTATCAACTGGTTCGTCAAGGTTATTATTATTCTTATCTGTTTTCCAAATATAAGAAAATAATTCTTGTTGGAGATTTATACTATCATTATGTATAAATAAATTATTTCTTTTAATTAAATCTATGCCGTGTAATATGGAATTCTTTTTAACAGGTTTTGCGTTTATCCCATTGCGTCTTAATTCCTCTATTGCTTGTGGGTTTGCTGAATCACAAATAAAATCATCTGTATTATTTAACCCTAAATCTTTTATCTTGTAGATGAAATCTGGGATGGTTGTATTACGAAGGTATAATAACTCTTGGCAAAATATATTCTCGTCCATTTTGGACACCTTAACGAGCGTGGAGGGGTCGCTATAACCCCAATCAATACCATACCCTAATAACTTTGCTCCTTGTGGTAAATCTGTATAGTATTGTTGATGTGTAAATACCATTTTGGTTGGGATGCCTTTTTGTCCTAATCCAAATATTCTCCACAGGTTCGGGTCTCTTTGTTTTAATTTTTCAATTTCGTCTATTTGTATTTGTGGTAAAAAGGGATTATCCTTATATGTTGTTATAGTATATTTCACATCGTCCTGTCCTTCAAGGTCATATATCCAACTCTTCCATAATGAAGGGTTCAAGTCCATAACAACCATACCACCCGTTCTTAAAATCAACTGAATATACTCATCATAACTAATTTCTGTTGCCTCGTTGATAAATAAATAATCTCTTTTACGACCACGCAATTTTGTCTCATCATCAACACTGAACCACTCTATAATATTCGTCCCTAATTTATAATAACCATCTCCTGTATGCCAGTCATTACTATCAAACACCTCAAACATTATTAGGATTTCTTTTAAGTCCCTCAACACTGACCCCTTTAATGCGGGTAGTGTTTTACGAACAAGTGATAATGTTTTATTATCCTCGTTTAATAAT